GTCCACATCCACCTCAAGGTTCGCGAGCACATCGCTCATATCCACGATACCGTTAGTCGGCTCAAGGATAGTGTCAGCGTCTACGCGGATGCCTGTCACCGTACCGCTCACGCCTTGGTCTTCGCCCGTACCGCCAGTGGATGTATCCTTAGTCACTATCAAGTTGTTCTTGATGATGACATTCCGGTCGGTCACAAGGTTGCCGTCATCATCGAGGGACCACATGGAGGCGAGGAGATCAGCAAGAGAGGTTACTGAAGCAGCTGTTGCATAGTGAGAAGCTGGGTAACCTCCAAGTTTATCTGAATCTGTCGCTTTGCCCGTAGAGCCTGTAGTTATAGATATGATATCCGCACCTAATATATCAACCATAGACAAAAGAACTTCCTGCAGCAAAAAGCCTGTAATTTCTCTGCTGGCATTTCCTTTTATGGAATTTTGTATCTTTAATCGTAGCTGGTCGTAATCCATAATTAATCTATGCTATAGTCGTCATTATATCCTTCATCGTAATCATCGAATCCAGGAGCTATTTTTTTTGCTACTGTGCCGACTTTAAATTCAGTACTTAAAACTGCTAGGTCTCCTTGCTCTAGCCAGTCTACTTCGATAACTATATTTGTACAGTTATATACGCCGTTTTCGTCACTTATCAGCACATTATCTGATAGGCGTATAAATCTAGTCACGTCACAAATAAACTCGGGGCCTAAAAAATTGAAGTTATAAACTTTCTCAGATATTTGCTTTTCAGCAAAAAATATGCCGTCTCTATCATCGCCTTCTTCTTCATACGTATACTTAGGCCTACCTATTTGAGTATCGATGTATAGGATATTTCTGAAGTTACCCCCGTAAAATATAACGCCTTGGTCCATAATAAAATCATGGTTATCCCACCATTCTACTTTTACGCAACTTGAAATATCAGTAACTGTAAATACGTCTGAATACCATTTAGTTGCGCCATCAGATATTTCAAAGTAATATTGACCAAAAGGCAAAGCAAAATCTAAATCATTTGTAGCGGTATATACTAGGGCTGAATAGTCTGAGAAATTCGTAGAATATAGAGCCAAACCGCTACTAATAAATGAATTTATTCTATTGCCTCCAACTTTATTATCATCTAGATCATATATTTGGATACTATAAGATGAAATAGAAGGCTCATTTATTTTAGGCAACAAAACTTGAAAAGGTATGAGTCTATTAGTAGAAACAGGCAGCGTATACACTTGGCCATAAGCGTACTTTTTACGGTGGTGCTGCTGCTGTAAAGATGAGTACCAAGGCAGTACTGAAAAGTTATTATTCGTTATCATATCGTAGTGTTGCTTGAGCTATCTGACTTGATAAGTTAATAGATACACTGTCTGCTAGCCCCCCGCCTATATTGGTTTTAATTAGCTGCATGGGATTTATTAAGCTCAGGCCTACTGGAAATTTTATGTCCTGCAGCTTATTTCTTCTCGTATCCTTTGTATCTGCTATATACTGTATATTATTAATCTTTACTTTTCTAGCGGGTAAGTCTTTTGTATAATATTTTGGCTGTAAATCTACGAATGCTAACAAACCATTCTGCAGTATATATTCGTACCCATCTACAGTCGTTTCTAAAAAAGGTAATTTATATAAGCCTTCATCTTGAACGGCTGCTAATACTGCAAAATTGTCATTAGAAAAAGCTTCTGGATTAAGTAGCATTAGATCTACATCCGATGAAAATTTTTGTACGTTAACTTCCTCGACATTACCTTTTTCTACATAATTACTCAGCACTTCTATAGGATAGCCTTCAAAAGGTTTTGATACTGAATCAGCCCATTTAAATTGCATGTACTCAGGTATATCGAGTTTATCAAAACGATAAGAATTAGCGGCTGTTGTCCATGCTTTTTTAGTTTTAGGCTCTATTATATCTGATACGTCTATCCCTGAATTAGCTAAAGCTAAATAATTTAAGCCATTCCTAAAAAAACTCACATGCTCTATTCTAAGGCACCCTCTTTCTACAAACCAATAGCATCTATAGCATGACTTAAGCATATCGAATATATTTCGCAAAGTTATTAGGGCCTTTTGCGCAGGTTGGTCATATTCGCCTTTTGTTATATTGGACATAGGCGTTATGAACAGCCTAAAAATATCTTGCGATACTGGATTCTTATCTTCATAGAAGAATCGAGAGCATAAAGGTGTCTCATCGAATGTTAATTCAGGCGCTACTTTTGCCAGTAATACCTTTATACAGCCAGCTAAAGTATACGCGTGCCTTAGTGTATATTCTTTTCGGCCTGCATATTCTACCTGCTCTTCGTAAGTCAAAGGAGTATACCAAATAGAATTACGCAGCCAGGCAGAACGACCTACCGGGTAAAATTGAGAAGTTAAGACAGTATAGGGCTTTACGTAGTATTGGCCTGGTTGGTATAAGCCCCACTCAGTTGGCTCTTCAGTTAAAGCAGCTGAAATGCTGATATTTCGACTAATATCTATGCCTAAGCATTTCTCATAGTTCATACTATTGTGTACTATGTCGTCTGAAGGTATTTCATAAGTCTCTTTGCCTTTATAGTTATCTACATCTAATAAAATTCTAGCGTATACTCCTGTTGCAGCGTAAGAAAAATATATAACGCCTAAATTATTAAATTCATCAGTGGGGCTTAAGGAAATAGATTCATTTGGTTGATAATAATCTGCTGCAGTATTACGTTCCTTTATATATATGACTTTATTAGTTGACTTATCTATTAAACGAACTACTTTGAAGTAATATTTACTTGTATCTATCGGGCCTTCCCACGGTTCATCAGAAAATTGTTCACGTATATAAAATTCTAATTGGTAATTTGAGTTATCTACATGCGTAAAAAAAGCGTGCTCAACCATATTTTTATATGTATAGCCTTTTTCACTTATGTATTTACCCGCATAGATAGAAATACCTGTTACAGTAACTTCTTTAATATAAAAATTTTTATAAAAGCTACCCTGCTCTAATCTAGAATCCCCCTCAAATACTACTTCAGATGGCTGCTCAAAATAAGTACCACCTATAAATGAAGTTAACACATCAGAGCCTTCTACGTATACTTGAATAGCAGGTCTCTTATATAAATTAATAGCCTGCATAGCTGGGGCCAGTGTTATCAAATCAAATTCCTTATCTAGACCGGCTACTATATTTTCGTACCCATCAATCGGCGTTATTGAAACTTTAAGTATTTTATCGACTTCATTTATTGTACAATCAGTTCTTACAAATTTACCCTGGAAATATTCAGAATAATTTTTACCAAAATCAACTGATCTCTCGATCGATATATTTATATCTGAGTCAAAAGGCTTCGATAATATAAAATCAAAGTCGTCTTTTAGGAATTTAAATTCGCCATTTAAGCTTGTCCTATAAAGTTGCTGCTCTTTCTCCAAAGTATAAACAAGACTGGTCTTGTCCCCGTAAAGAGGAAAGACCTGTCTAGTGTCATTATCGATAGTTATAAAAAACCTATACTTTGGATACATACCCTAAATTTTAAAAAACAGTTAAATATAATATAAAAATTTGTAATATAAAAATTTTTAACATATTTTAACTTTTGCGTATAATGCGCCTAACATTTTTATATTGTGTTATAACTGTTCCATCTGGTAAAACTGATGTTCTTAGCTCATTCTGTTTACGTATATTCTGCACGTCGTTCTCTATACGAGACAAGTCTATAGAAGCAGGTTGCTCAAAGAACATAGACACGCCATTAGGACTTGTAAAGGCTTTAATATATTTATCTTGGAAAGTGCCGTCATTAAAGCTTTCAATTACGTCAGGCAGAATTTTTCTATAACGCTTGGTATTTTTCTTATTTATAATAGCTAGTGCTTCGCCGCCCTCTACTTTCATTCGTCTGTTTTTCCTATTATTCACGCCCAGGTCAATATCGTTTCCTGACGCATGCGAACCACCTTCAAGGAATTCAAGACCTCCTTCACCATATTCCTGTGAAGCTATTTGATTAGCTCTCGCTTTAGCTGCGATGAAAGAACCAAACATTGTAGCTATTGCTGCTATAGCTAAGCCTGGACCTGCAACAGGTATTGACGACATAGTGCTCCATAGCTGCGCAGCAGCTGTAATAAGTGACGATGATTGAGTAATACTATTTATTTGTTCCTGGCGTCTTTGTGCCTCCTCAAGAAGTCGTTGTTTTTCTTCCTGATTCCTGCGCTCTTGCTCAAGCTCCTTTCTAGCTGTTTCTACGCTATTTGCGTAACCATTATTACGTGCCTCAATCTCCGCGTCGTAGGCACTTTGTGCGGCATTTACACGTTCTTCTGCTGCCTCTACTGCAGCTTCAGCTGCTTCAATCTCGGCTTCTACAATAGCATTTATATTAGCTATTACAGTATTAACTGCTTGCTGGAACGCGTCAATGGAAGCGTTGTCAAAACCAAGAGACTCAAGTATTCCACCCGTTAAGCCTTTATCTGCTACTTGGCCTATAAATCCTTGGAACCCTGAAAGTTTAGCTAATTCTCTATCAACACTAGCTACAGTAGCTTCGGCTGTTTCAATTTGAGCTTGTGACCAATCGAGTAATCCTACTTTGGCAAAATTTAATTGGCCCTGCCAACGTTTGCGCTCTTGCTCTAACGTAAACTGGGTAATTTCACGCTCGGTGTGTTGTACTGCTTTAAATTTAGCTTCCTCGAGAGCTAAACGTTGTTCAAAAGTATTTTGAGCGTAGCTTGTTCCTATATCAGTTGCTTGTTTATTAAAGCTTGCATTTATATCGTCTTCTGATACTCTTTGGCTTTCTGGTAATTTCGCATTTTCTAATAATGCTATTTGCCTTTGTTTACGAAGCAGCTGAAGTTGTATGGCAACCTCTTCCTGCGAACCCTTCTTTACAGCACTAAGTCTAAGATTTAAGCCTTCCTCAAGTATTTTAAGACTATTAATTTCTCTATCACGGTCAATTTCTTCTAACGTCTGACTATATTCTTTACGCAAATTTATAATAGTCTCGCCAATCCATTCCTGCGCATTTTTAATAGTTTCAAGTTGCTCATCTGTGAGTTCTTTATACTTATTATCTGCATCCGCTAAAATGCGCTCATTTTTATCATACATATTTTGAAGGTCTATAAGTCCTGTATCGTAGGCTTCCTGTGCTTCTTTTCTGCGTTTAGCAAATTCGTCTCGTTCAAGTTCAGTAATTGATGATGTGTATTTTTTGGCAACTCTTAGCTTCATATTATTAATATAGTCAGTAAGGTCGCGAAGCTGTTTCTCGCGGTCATTACTCTCCTTATCAGGTTCTGTATATATGCCGAGCACCTGATTGCTAGCTTGTTCTGCCGCTCTACCTAACTCATAATACAAGTCAATCTCTTTTTCCATCCCCTGTATTTTTTCTTCTTGCGCCTTGATTGCTGCTTCGTATTGTTCTTGCGGAGTAATAATTCTAGTAGGTACAGCTGCTGAGCCTATGCTGCCAGACATAGCTGGCGTAGTCATACCAGTTTGCATACCCTGCATTCTAAATGCTGACGCGCCTTTTGCTTGAATTTGTCTAAGCTGCTCTTCCTCTTGCAGAAGTTTTTCGTATTTCTCTTGCACAATTTTATATGAAGCCGCCGCGCGAGCTCTATCTTGGAAAGCTTTCTTTATAGCCGCAGTATTTTCGATAAGAAGAGCTTCTGCGTCAGATGTATCGTATACAGCTACGTTAAGTTGTTGCCAGGCATCCTTATTATCTTCTATCCACTTTGTTTTTTCGGCCTCTGTTCTAAGAGTATCCCACTCTTCACGTAATTTACGGAGAGTAAGCATGTTTTCACCGTAATTAGCATTTGTACTCTCCATCTCTTCAGCTATATTTTTTGTAGCTTTAGCTAATTCGAGAACAGCATTTTTGCCTTTGAAAGTATCCCTCACAAACTGTAAAATCTCTTTACCGTATGCAGAAAAAGCAGTTAATACTATTACGAGAGCTGACTGCCAAGAAAACAAAGCTTTAATAATTTGCTTAGAAACTGGTACTATTTCTTTTCCTTGTGCAAGCATATTTTTATTTGCAAGTCTAGCTCTATTTATTTCATCTACGAGAATAGGTATGTTGTTAGAAATAGCTAAGAAAAAAGTATTAAGTGACACGGTAGCAGTAGGAAGTTCTCTTACGACCTGCTGTACTGAGTATCCTAGACCACCCCAAGATTGAGCATAGTCACCCACTCCAAGAGTATATACACCCGTAGCTTCTTGGAATCGTCTCATCTCGGCATACATCTGCCTAGCTTGCTCTTGGAGCCTTTCCAGCTCAGCAGCGCCTTCAGCGGTAGTAACATTGAGGCCTTTCATTTTGAACTTCACCAAGTCATATGTAGCTGCCAATTCATTATACGAGCCTTTCTCAGCTATAGCTAACTTGGCTTTAAGCTGCGCTTCTGTATTAGCCTGTTTAGTTTGCAGTGCAAGGACCTTAAGTTGCTCATTTTCGTCTGACCTAGCTTTTGCTAACTTCTCTTGTGCGGCAGCTAGCGGGTCTACAGTTGCTTTTTCTTCTTTACGTGCTGCAGTAACTTCACGAATTTGCCTTTTTACTTCTAGAAGCCTTTGGCCTTCCTCTGATTGTAAATAAGCTAATTCTTTTTCAGCTTTTTGAAGACGGGTCATTTGCTCTACTACAGGCTTAATCGCGCTATCTAAAGCTTTGAGTTCCGCATTTTTTGCGCGAAGTTCAGAAATTATTTGCTCACCAAATTCTGACTCATTACGCTCGGCTGCAGAAAGGCTTCTGTATTGAGCAGTTAATTCTTTGACTTCAGCTTTTATTCTAGCATAAGAATCACTAGCTGAAGCCAACTGTCTATTTTGTTCTACAGTGGCTTTGTTGACGTCCCTGGTCATCATTTTAAGAATAGCAACTTGCTGTCCAGTATCGGATAGTGCAAAAGCTAGTTCGTTCTGTGCACGTTGATATCTTTCAGCAGCTAAAGTAGCTTCGTCAATTACTTTTCTACCTTCTCTTGTAGCACCACTCGCACTTCTAAGAGATTTGGTTATATTTTCAGCGCCTGCTTTAACTAACTCAACAACACTGCCATATGCAGTATTCAATTCACTGAGTTGTCTTATTAGATTTTCGATCGTGCCATCTAGTTGTATAAGGTCACTCTCTTTTATTACCTCTTCCATGTGTTCTATCTTTTATGCTTTTTATATGCCCTTTGTTCTGCTTCTGTTTGCTGCTTTATATTCTCCAAAGAACTGTAAAACTGCAACACAGTCATTTTTCTTGCATCTTGGTTCGCTTTTTGAGAAATGATAAGACACATTGTTTCAAACTGCTTATCGTATTTTATCTCTACTGACTCGTCTCCCAAAAATGATTTGGGCTTATGTAGATTGAAAAGATAGTCGTCTATTGCGTTTATCTCTGAGGAAGTATCTTTGCCATCTGTGACTCTCTCTAAAACTAATAGAGTTCTGCTTTTCAATCTATCATATGCCTCTTTCTCCTTAACATTTACGAATTCTTGTGGAAAGTAAAGTTCTAGCTCTGCTTGTATTTTTTTTTTAATCTCGGCCAACATATGTATAAGCCAAGAGTGTTTAACTGTCTTTATGTCATCGAGCAAAGCTTTTAGATTATTGTCTGATAGGTCTTCAACCTTCTTACCATCTACACTATGTATCAAAGCAGCAAAAGCCAAATACTTAGGAGAAATATTACTAGCTATCATAAATAGATTTTGCCTCATGTTTTGCAACTCTTGTATAGCTAGTGATTTATTGCTCTTTATGTATTTAGCGATTTTTGAAATATGCTGGTCGATATCATTTACATCTGAGCCTATGCCAGCATCTATGAGAAGATACTTGTTGTACTTCTGAAAATTTATAATAGGCAGCTCATCGATGCTGTCGTACAACAGCAATCTTTTGTTGTTTATTACTACTGCTTTCATACAATGTATCTCGTTAGCGGAGTTGATAATACAGGTACAACCAATAAAGCAAAATTACCCGTGATTATGATTAACAACAGGCATATAACTAAATTAGTCCAAAAACAAAGACAAAATTCACACCCAAAAAGCTTAGACATGAATTTGCAGCTTCTTTCGATTATAAAATCTCTAAATCCTATTTTGCCAATAAGCTGAATGACAAATGCTGATACTAAAGCGATTGTAATTATTTGATATAATGTTGGCATAATTCTCTAGTTGTTAATGTGAATTCTATTCTAAGGCCAGAGTACGGATATACGAAAAACTGTTTATCTATGCTCTGTATACCTTCGCCTTTGTACGAGTAACTATCGTAAATCTTTTCTATAGCGTAGTCTTTATATATATTCTCAGGCCTCTCGTATATCCTATCTATGGTCAATTTGCTATTTGTTTTGATAAATCCAGGAGTAGTTAGCAGCCTTACTATCTCGTCTTTAACCTCTTCAGAATAAATAACAGACCTGTCTTCATATATACTGCTGAGGTCATACCAAAACACCAAGGCTCCACTAAAGGTAAACTGAGGTCTTGATTGTATATTGTCAACTATATCCTGCGGGTCATAAATATCAAACCACGAAAAATTACCGTAGTTATCGTTTGGCAAAAGCGATACGTATTCTCCATTTCCATTATATGCAGCTGGATAAATAAACTTTTTACCATCAGACCTGTGCTCGACCATCTTATATGATTTACCAAACGCGTAGTCGAGCCAAGATAGTTTGTCTTTTAATGCTTTCTGAATATCCTGAAGCACTTTATCTAAGAGAACAGGCTTATCTTTGAATTTAATCCTTACTGTGTTTTCTCTCATAGCCCTTTTAGTTTATTCTTTAAACGTTTTTGTAAACGCCTACGTATGTGTACTCGTAATATTCTATTAAAATTCTCGTTGGTTAATCTGAAAATCTCCGGACCATATTTATCTACAAGTTCCTCGGTCTTACTATCGCTAGAAGTTATATAGAAACCTCCCGGGTATTCGTTAGTAAAAACAACATGCATTCCTTTATGGAAGTCTCCTGTGTCCCTAAGAGTTACTCGTGTAGTCGGTTGGCCTTTTCTCTGTTTAGCAGTTATTGTCCTATCCGCATAAGGAGCATAGCTAGTAATCTTTACTCCCTTTCCAGTAATACCACGCCTATAGAGCTGGTCGTTCGCTATCGCAGAAACTATAACGTCTTCTACTTCGTACACTACATCTTCTAGCATCTCAGGTAGTTCATCTCTGAACTTTCTAAGACGATATTCGAGATTACGAATAGAAGCGTTATAAAATTTCTGGCTCATACTGTTTTATACTTTATACCATTGTTTCTACAAGGTAAACATATTCTATCAAGTCCTTGTGTAGATATATTAATAGCTTTCAACGCTTGTTCAAGCTGATAGTTTAAACCTGACTTTTTCATAGATGAAGAGTCACCATCAAGCTCATAAAGAATATCCATCCTAGAAGCATTTATAGAATGCCTGTTTGTTCTCACATTAGGATTGTATGCAAACTCACGTAGTATATCTATAGCGAACTGCTTCATTATCACTTCTTGGAAAAGATGCTTTTCGCTAATGATAAAGTCTGTAAGGTCACAATACACAGATATGTCAAGGTTAAGCCCGTAGTTGCGGTTATATTGATACTCATTATTCTCAATATCCCACATAATAACAGAGCCATCTACGTCCTCTGCTGCTTCTTCCTTTATTTCAAATGGATGCACTTCTATAAACTTAGACCAAGCAGACCATGATATGTATTCATTTCTTGAGCACTCTCTGCACGGTCCTTTGGACCAGTCTCTATCCTTGTTTATAGCTTTACTTCCTTCTGGTAGCTCTGATTGTCTATAACAGAGATACCAGCTTCCGCCAGCATCAGTATGTTCACTTTGATATGGAAGTATTACATCATTGAGTGTTATCCATTCAGCGCCTCTGGTCTTCTTTTCCACTTCTATAGTCTTTACAGGAGTAAAAGAACTAGAGTGCATGAGATATAGCTTATACGCTCCTGGCATTGTGAACTGGAGGCATACTCTATTTATACGTGTAGTTACACCTTTTGAACGAATAGGCACTATTTCAAATCCAACAAGATTCTTGCGATTTGAGATAGTATCAGATAATCTGCCAGTTCCATCAAACAGCGTTTTGTTTTCACATAAGCTATTTGACGTTTTACTAACCAGTTTCTCATTTATAAATCTGCTAATGACCTTAGTTATGCTAGCACGCACTTTCTTCTCAAGCCACAGAGACAGCGGGTCAATTTCTGGCGTAACATCCGAAGTTGGTTCCATATTTTCATAATCTGGAGCTATGCAAGATAAGTTAGTAAGTGTGATAAGTGGATGTGCCTGCTGAAAAAACAATCCGCTTTCACTCTCAGTTAAACTATCACTAATTTTTATACCAGATATACTATCTTGTTCAAATCCAACAAGATGCAACAACGCATCCTCTATTCTCTTAACTTGTATCATACGTGCTAATTTAATACTTGTAGCTACTTGACGATTCGAACGTCTCTAGTTAGTGGAGGACTAAAGCTAACTGTGCTTCCGTTACACCAAAGTAGCTATTTGAAAAACAGGAGGCAGAATACATGAACCATCCCACCTCCTGCCAAAGTTAATAACAACTTATAAGATTATGCTTGCTGCTGGTTTACAACCACAACTGGCTTACCATAAGCTGCATTTTCGTTAGAAACGTTGAATGCAAGGATTGGACCTGCGTTGTTCTCAGGGTCGCTATTATAAGCTGTGATGAATGCTACGTCTACAGCGAAGCCATAGTGCTCCTTACGTGTACGAACCATATCAGCAGTAGCCTCGCCAGCGATTCCGCTGTAGTCTCCAACCGAGTCGTAGAAGTAAGTACCTACTGGCATACCAAGGAGAGGAAGCTCAGCGATACCCCACTCGTGTCCATCACCTGAACGTGTACCGAGCAAGCTATCACGCTCGAAACGAGTAAGCATTCCAATTGAGCCCTGGTTGATTGCATAACCCTGAGCATACTTGCCTTCAGCTGCAGCAAGGTTATTAGTAAGGTGTACAACCTTTCCAGCAAACTCGTTCTGCTTGTTTACGTCATTGTAAAGACCGTGCTGAGCGAGCTTGTTCATGATGCTCTGAACGCCGGCATCTCCTACGATGTGGAGCTGACCGTAAAAGTCATTTGCTCCCATCATAACCTCGAGGTCTCCGAATACATTCTCACGCTCTGTCCACTTCGCGTTCACTGAATTACCAGTAAAGTCGTAGAGAAGAGGGTTCTTGAGAATCTTGGTCTTGTTAGCAGCAAGAGCAGCAAGAGCATCCTCATCAAGCTTCTGAGCAAGCTTGTAAACATACTTCATCATCTTGGTGTTGAAGTCACGCTGAATCTTGATTTCGTTGTTCATGTACATAGCAGGAGTGATTGTGAATCCCCAAGCGTATGTAGCGAATGTGATAGTGATGAAACGAGATGTATTCTCGCTATCAGCGATTGTCAACGTACGAGTGTTGCCAATAGTAATATCAGCATCGTAGTCGATTACAGGTGTCTGGAGGATAGTTCCGATAGAAGTTCTAGCCTTCTCCTTCATCTCCTCCGTCAAAATGCCAGTAGGGTCATTCGACTGATTCATAAAAGCGTCGAGTGCACCGTATCTACTTGCGCGATACTCAAACTTGTCAATGTTTGACTGAGCGAGTGTGTTTTGAATACGAGTTAAAACTAAGCTCATGATTGTTAATGATTTATTTGTTAAACATGATGCTATACGGTGCATTACCCTTTTACGCCCAATAGCATTATTCGGTTATTTACCTAATAGGAAGACTTGATACATTGTTCTCAGTTCCAAGCTTTGTAATTTGCTCTGAGAACTCCTGCGAGTCACGTGTAAGTCCGTTAGCAAGAAGATGATTCTCAATCATCCTGTAAGCCTCAACCTGTGTCTTAGCGCTGGAGATATCGAATGTAGCTGTAGTCTTACTAGTCTGGTGCGGCTTTGTGCCTGTGCCAGCCTGCTGACGGTCTACGCTGATTACATCCTTAATTGAAGTTTCGAGAATGAGCTCTGTCAGTGTATATGGATTGAGATTGTTGTTAGGGTTGTTAAGGATATTTCCATCAGTTCCTCTAAGAACAAGCTTCTTACCACCATTTCCATCTTCTATGAAGTCAGGCGTACCCTTTGCCAAAACCTCTGCCTTTGCTGCTGTCAGCAAAGTCTTCTGAATAGATTCAGTGATTCCATCTTTAAACTTAAGACCATTTGTAGCTGACTGGAATGCATACTCAATATGTATGTCTTTGATGTCCTTGTCAAACTTATCCTTGGCTGTCTTGAGCTCTGTCTCTTTTGCCGTAAGCTTTGCTTGAAGCTGCGACACCTGCGCCTTAGCATCTTTGAGCTGTTGAGCAAGTGTTTCGTCGGTTGCGCCCTTCTCAATTTTAGTCTGGAGCTTTGCTACTTCAGCATTTGCTTTGTCAAGCTCAGCTTTGATTGATGCTGCTGATTCAACTTTGCTCTTATATTCAGCTAATACACGCTTTGCGTAGTCATAGCTCTTTTCGCCATCGTTTTTCTTTACGCCAGTAATACTGAATATATCTGTATCATACTGGCCATGCAAAGCACCGATTCTTGCGCCGATGACTGTATTCTCATCGTTTCTTGACATCTCAGCAATTGCGTTGAGTTGGTCATCTGTGAGTGCTGCTAAAGCTGTATTCTGTCTAAGTGTTTCTACTGTTAACATAACTTTCAGATTTAACGATTACTCACTCTTCTCATTCTTCTCAACAAGTCCTGCAGCATCACCGTACGGGTCATGAAGAACACCTACAATAGAATATCCGAGTCTCTTGTGGCTCTTCTTGAACAGCTGCCATTCAGCAAATGTGAACATCTGTACATACGGCTTTGAAATCCTCTTACCAGTATTAGGGTCATACTTCTGACCACGTACAATTGAAACGTGTACATGCTTTTCAGTACCTTTAGCAGGTACATAAGTAGACTCCGTCTCTGGCTGCTCACTGTCTTGCTCAGACATCTTTTTACGCTCTTCGATATAATCTTCGATATCCACAATGAACTCTACGACCTCGTCGAGCTCTTCTTGTTTAGCGTCTGTCCAGTCGCTATTTGACTTTTTCTGCTTTTCAAGTTTGGCCTTCTCGGCTTCTGCTGTAGCTTTAATTTGTGCTACTTCCGCTAGACTCTTGTTGTCTAACTGCTGTTGGCTGAATTTCTGTAACATAATCTTGTAATTTTGATTGAATAATTTCAATTTTCTCACGCATTGGCTTGTTCGATGCAAACTCAATGATGTTTATATTTTCTCGTTCAAACCTTTCAACAAAAGTACTGAAATTTATTTTAAGTTGGACCATTTTTTCTTCTAAAAGTCCTTCTTTATACAAATTTAACACTTCTTGAAGAGTTTGATGAGGATATGGCTCTATTTGTTTAAGTATAAGCATTCGCTGTAATACAAGAGGGTTATTTTTGTATTCAACCTCAAGTATCTGTTGCGTAATAGCATCAAGCTCTGCTACAGTAGCGCCATTTTTCTTAGCGAGCTCATATTTGCTATATAACTCTTTAACAGTGAACACATAGAACTCTGTTCCAAGATTTATAGACGATGATATGAAGCTGCTACCATATCTAAGTCTGCAAATCGTATCTTCTACAAACTTTTGTGCAAGTTCAAAATTAGTTTTCAGCGCATTCAGAACAGCTGTTTTGCTTTCAAAGTTAGCTGAAACCTGAGTCTCATTGATAGCTTCCTTTTCGCTCACGTTGCCACCAGAACCAACGATTGATACAACTATTTCATTTTTAAGACGCTCGCACTCCTTCACGTTGTATTCGAGCGAATCTTTATCTATAGTTGTAATCTGCACAGGACTACGCATATCAGCTATGCCCTCTGCCTGGTTGGGTACTGGTATTTCAAGAAAAGAACCAGGACCAGCTATTCTCTTTTCGCTACAGCAAGGACATTTCTCAACTGCTCCATCAGCGAGCATCTTATAATTGCCTTGCGAATTACGCAAGAAGCCTCCGTCGCAATAGTCACCGTTTTCGCTATTCTCAAAATTACACTCAGTCTCGTACGCACTATATATAGGATATGGAGCATACAAATCTAAGTGTTGCTTTGATATAGCGAAGAATAAATACCAATCCAAATTAGACAGCTCTTTTACGAGTGGGTTCTTCTTGAGGTCCTTGCAGCTTTCGTTGAGCTGCTCGGACCAGAAGAATCTTGCTGGACAATACCCAAGGTCATGTGCAGCTTCTGAAACTAAACCAGTAATCTCGTTCTTTTCGTTTAGCTGATAGACACGCATACTGCTATCATCAAACACAGCTATTCTGTTTTCAGGCTGCCTGAATATAAGCCACTTGAATCCAGTGTCACTGTCCATCTCATAGTCGATTACATTGTCTATCTCTAACCAATAGAAGTAAGGCTCTGGTTTGCTAGAAGTCTGCTCTTGTGGTAAGTCCACAATAAGTATGCTATTTGGCGATACTTGCATCCTTTTCCACCCAGTTGTCTTCCATATAAGAGGCTCATCTAGCTTCTCTCTACGATACATAGCCCAGTCTTCTTCAAGTTCTGAGTTAGTAAATTGGTAGAACGCTGATGAGTTTCTACTGTGGAAAACACGCTCAAGCTCCCTATATACATCTTCTGCTACAGCATTGGTCTGCAAAGGGAACTTAAACAGGTGAAGAAATATGTGATATTTGTCTTTTGGAAGCAAAGTCCTGACCCAGTCAAGAAACTCTGAAGCTGGTTGACTTATATCAAACACGGAAATATTGGACTCAGTGTGGAATCTGAGTCTTTTCTGCAGTGCTATTGCCTTCTGGATGTAACCCTTCTTACTTGGCTTCTGCAGTATTTCCTTTATTTGCTTTAAGTCTAAGGCCATTCTCTTCGTCGTAAATGTAATTGCTGTCCTTTGGTAGTTTCCATCCTCCGTTGAGGAATTCGCCCATGTCCAACAGGCGTTCAGCATGCGAAACGCTGAACTCCTGTGACATGCCGCTCTTTTCCACTACTAACTTAACTGTTGGTGCTTTCTTTGGTCTCATAGCATTGCGTATTATGCTGATGCAACATTGGCGAGGTCTGTGAGAGGATTGTAGTCTGCTGGCTTAACCTTAACGAGCTTGTCACTCCAGTTAGGAAAGAAGCTCCACTCGATTGTATTGCCATCTGGCTCCTCAAAGCCACCGAGCTTCTTGTCTCCAATGAAGAGCTTGCCGATTGGAATTGGTGAGTACTCTGTTGGGTCCTCAGGGTTGTCAGCAATTGCTCCGATATGCCCGTTCTCATCGATGAGATATACTCCGATGTTCTCGCACATGTACTTCTTCATTGTAGCGATTGTAGTCTGCTTTTCTTGATACATTACAGCTGAGAATGTAGTTGGCTCTGTACCAATGATAATCTCAACTCCTCCAAGAGATGCATTTCCGCCTCCAAAAGTACGTGCAGCGCCAGGCTCTGTAGTCGGGTTCTGAAGATATGGAGAAACGATGATTTTTGAGCCGTCAGCTGCTGACAGCAGTGTTGAAAGACTAGCTTTCTGTGTCAAGTCTGCAATTGTATTACGTACGCCTGCTGACTTAAAGATACGCTGGAAAATGACCTTTTGAATTTGTCCGAAGCTCTCCTTGCATTCAGCAATATTAAGGTCTGGAAGATGTGCTCCAGCTGGGCACCCACAATTAAGTCCCATGTTTTTATACTGTTTATTTAGTTAATAACTTACGAGCAGCTACCCTTAACTGACCTCGAACAAAAATGATATGGCTTTATATACACCACGCTGTAAATTTATAGTATTAAGTTCAAAATAAAAACAATTTATACATTTTTAACACTTTTATTTTTCATTTCACTACAAACGCGTAACAGTGTTAGCATGTTTTTTAGTTTCGTGACTTTATTTTCTTTCGCCTTGCTTTCTTACTATGCATTTCAAATACACCAGTAAGGCAGTCAGGAGCATCATCATGCTGATTTTTCTTCTTATTATCCTTTCTGTAAGACATCAATGCAGCGTGGAACTTCGGCCATTTCTTCTCCCAACCTTCTGGGAAGAGTATGTCATTCTGCACACTTCCTGAGTGAGTAAATATACGTGTCTTCTTGTTCTGTGTCTGTGTAAATGTATTGACCGCACACCTGAAATTCCTCAACTCTGAGCGGAGTATGCGTTTGACATTGCGTGAGAAGCCTCGTCCACCATTATTGGACTCAACTAGGCAGTCAACAGTGCCATTTATAGTAAGCATCCTCGCCTGTTTAGGCTCAGTAACCTCCATAGGCTCATCAGAGAAGAGGACGTCTGTGACATATGCGTACTCTGGCGTATCAATGAAGCATATTGAGCACAGATGGTCCGCTCCAGTGTCAGCTGTATCTGTGTAATTCCACTTATTAAGTGCTCTACTGCCTGTTGGGAGCTCTGCTTTAGCATAAGTCCTGAAGCCTTCTGAGTACATCAAGCCCTCTTTTGGCGTTGGGTCTTGTCCGTACTGTGTATCAAATACAATTGGATTAATCTCTCTGAGTTTATAGAGCTCTTCAAGCGTGTGCTTCATGGCCCATAGTGGTCTCTCTTCTCCAGTGTCTGGGTCAACTTGAATGGCTGGAAGCGAGAGGACTGTCCACTCATCTGGCTCTTTCTCCATGAGGTACCCGCACAGGTCATGTTCGTGCAGGCGCTGCATGATAATAATGATAGGCGTGTTCCTCGAGTTGACGCGGTTACGTATGGTATTCTCGAATCGTTGATTGATACGCTCTCTGACTATATCTGACTCTGCGTCTTCTGGCTTCATCGGGTCGTCGATGAGTATGGCACCCTGGAAGACGTTAGACGTGGCTCCAATCATATCAAACAGTTCATTGAGACGTGTGAGCTCTTCATAGGACTTAGCCTCTGTGACTAGCCAGTCATTAAGCACACTTTCAGGGTCGATGTCAACATTACCTGCACCAAATCCGGTAACCTGTCCCTGAGTTGACACAGCATAGAGCTCTCCTCCGGCCTTAGTCTTCCACCTTTTCGCTGAGCCTTTGTCTGATGCTAGCGCTGACTTTGGAAAGAGCGTTGTGTAGAGCTCTTCTCGCATGATGTTCCTGACTGTGTCTGAGTTATCGTTGACGAGCATGTCTGAATATGACAGATGCAAGAAGCGACATTTTGGATTAAGCGCAAAACACCATGAAATAAATGATTTGATTCCTGTCTCAGTTTTTCCATAACGCGGTGGCATGTTGATTATCAATCGACGGCACTTACCATCAACTACGTCTTGTAAGGCTTTGAATATGCGCAAATGATGGCTTGATACTATAAATGGGCGTTTGTACTGTGCATAGAACATAGCCTTAGTGTACTTCTCGAGTGATGTGAGAAGTTCCAATCGTAAGAGCTCTTTTGGGTCAACAAGATTACTTCGGGGAGAATCGCTCAGAGCGCTTTCTTGAAGTTTGGCCAGTGTTTCCATATAGTTTATAGATTTTATAAAAATAACGCGAATTTGAGCGCTTTCTGCGCTCTCTGGAGCGTTTTATTCTATTTTATTATCGTCTCACGCAGGACGACATAGGCCTCACGCGAAATTGGAGTACCTGGGATGATGCCTGTCGCCTGTGCTTGCTGCTGCGGCAGGTCTAACATCATGCCTGCTTTGCCAAATATCCTATCCCACAGCATATTGACTGTGCCCATATTGCCTCTGCCAGCATCATCTATCAAACGTTTGATTACTGTTTTAATCGCAACTGGCACTTTCTTGTTCTTGTACAGAGCATCAAGCTGTGTTTCGTTACAGGTCAATAAACAAGCCAATAAATTTGCTGTGTCGTTCTTGGTGAGCTGTAGATTAAGATTGATGTTAAGCGATGTTAGGAGCTTGACAACGTCTTTGCGCGTGGTGGTTTGTAACACTGAAGCTTGCTCCGGTGTTACGGTAGGCATGTTGGCTCTTATGAGCTCTGGCACACGACTACTGTTTTGCTCTTCGAGGTTTTCGATGGTGGCAACTAAGGCTTCTTGTTCTTCGATTTCCCTTTGCTGGTGAGCTGTTCTGCCTGGTAAGATTCCAGCGTCTGTGCGAGCTTGCTCTCTTTCTTGCATTCGTTTGAGGCGGTCTTTTTCTCTGTATTTGATTTCTGCTAGCTCTCGAGCGGTTTTCCTGCGTACGATGTCTTCGGCGTTCTCCTTTACCATCGTACTCCTGTTATCGTTTAACTCTGCGTTTATGCCTGTTTCCTTCTCAGGTAGTAAATCTGAGATTTGACTTACCAATTTCTCTGTGCTCATATCTATAAAATTTAGCTTTCGCAAATATACGACAATTCTTTGTAAGTTGAAAGAAAATTTTGAACTTTTTTAGCGACTTTGCGTGTGCACGGGTGCAAGGGATGGTCGAGAAACAAAGTAAACAAAGTAAACAAAGTCTTGTTTCTCTCTAACTCGTTGAAAATCAATTCTATATATTAAAATAAACAAAATAAACAATAATTTTCTAAATCTTTTCAAGGTAAAGTATGCTATTCCTTTAATGTAACAATTATGTTACTTTGAGGAAATGAAAAAGCGCTCTTGGAAGTATAGGGAAACATTGTTCCATTTGTTTATTGTTTCCACGAAGGCCTTTGGAAAAGTTGAAAAATTATTGTTTATTTAGAGCAAAAAGTGGTTGAAAATTAATGAGTTAGAGTAAACAACAAGAATAAACTATATTGTTTCTAAGAAAAAATCTTTGTTTCCATTGTTTCCGCTATTCTTCAAAAGTAAAAATCGTCATTGGTCGAAAAGTTTTTAGAAACTATTGTTTATTTTGTTTATTGTTTACAATGGGGCTTGCCAGAAAAGTTGATGATTTTATTGTTTACTTTGTTTACATCCATTTTGATTGGTCGAAAAGTTCAAAAATCTTTGTTTATTTTGTTTACAAGCTATGTGAAAATTTTTCTCGAAAGCATTTTGCAGTAGTAGGCTTTGTGCCTGAGGGCCTGCGAAAACGCACATTTTGATTTGAGACAGCATATGCGTATATAGTATAAAGGGGCGGCCCGTCTGCCATAAGGGGCCTTAAAATTCTTAAAAAACTTTCAAAAATTTGCGCAAAAAATTTTCATATATCGAAAAAATCACTTATATTTGCATATGAAAAAATAAGAAAAACAGAAAATAAGAATACGAAAAAAAATACGAAAAAAATTAAAATAAATTTTCAAATATCAAAAAAATCGATTATATTTGCATAAGAAAAAATACTAATAAATATGAAAACGAGCAAATTTAGAATCGTATATTACGATTTTTCAGAAAGAACACACAAAATAACTAATATCCTCGAAGGCGATTCCGAGCGGAAGAAGGCTGTGCTGGAGTTATACAAATGTGACGACCCATCAGCCAGAGTAGTGCCAGCCAGCGGAGGAGCTATGTGGAGCGATTTAATTAAATAGTATATACATGTTTAACAATTTAAAATAGTAGTATTATGAGAACACGAGTTTACCGCAATTTCACTTTCAAGTCGTATGCAGCAGAAGAGCCGACCGTACTTATGGACCGTTCCGACAACTTCTTCACTGTCGAGAGCCACATAACCGCTATCCTTAAGGATGCTATCGAGAATGGTGATGGACCAATGGAATATATTATCTATCAGGAGTCCAAAGATGGTCAGCAGAGGAGACTAATCGAGAAAGTCTACACCAGAGCCAATGATGATACCATCTATATAGATATGTTGATGGAAGAGCCAGAGGCTGAGACCACTGAGGAAGAGAGCAAGTAAGGAAGTCAAACTGAAGAGGCTGAGGCCACTCAGCCTCTCTAATACCAATCAATTATGTGTACCGTTATGACAAACAAGATGACAGAGCTCAGAGGCTCAGTGATAGCAGTAGTGTGTAATGCCTTTGCTGGCTGTGAAACACTTAAGTCAGTAGAAGAAGCCAAGCAAGCAGCTAACAGCCGAGTAGTCAAAGGGTTGACTGCGATGACCAACTCAGGCGTATTCTCCAAAGACGAGGTCGAGTACTTGTCAAACTTTGCTACTGGCTACATAGCCATTGTGGAAGACAGGACCAAGCAGCGAGTGGTAGAAACGCTCAGAGAGCAGTTTGAGTTTTAGCCACAGAGGTAGGGTGCCTAACTGGCATCCTGCCTTGCTACCTCTATGCCTATATGCAGAAAAATGGCTCAAATTGGCTCTGCAGCACACTGCCCTCACAGGCTCATTGGAATCAATGGCTACCAGTTACCATTAACCTACCTACTATGAGGCTACCAGCTACAACAGCCAACATGACCATAGCGCATACCATAGACAGAATGCAGTGGCGAAAAAAGTTTTTAACAAAACGCTAAAAAGCACTCCCACCTGTTTCAACTGTCGGGAAAATCAGTTACATTTACAGTACAACATTAAACTAAAGCAGCAATGAAAGCAAAGACTATCATCAAGCAACTCTTAGACCAGGAGCAGACTGGCCAGTGGGTAGAGACACCCGACTTCCAGGACACCAACAAGACTCAGTGGCTTATAGACTACTTTGGTATGAAGACCTTCAAGGCAGGTACCATAGAGCCAAACACAATGTACGTAGTCACTTGGGGTGACAGCAACAGACTCAACGGCGTAGCAGACGCAATCCTTGAGGACCGTTACAATTGCAGCATCAACCTATACAAAGTGGAGGAATAGCATTATGGCAACAACAATCCAAATAGCACCATATGACCACGAGATTAGGGTCGAAGGCGATGTAGTCAGCACAGAGTTTGCAGGTGGCATTAAGTACACAGCCAAAGGCCTCAGCCAATACAGAGTTGAGGACATCAAGAAGTGCTTCTCAGCAGCGATAGCTATGGCTAGCAAGAGATGGCAGCTGGAGATAATGCTCAATGAATGCTTCAAGTTGAATGGTAAAATAGAATAAAGTTATGGCACGATACTACATTATGCACTTTGAGCCAATTGATGACATATATATGCCACACTATGCTGAAGTCATCAAAACAGAGCGCGAAGCTAATTATGGCCCATGGAGAACTGAGATAGATGTCGATGACGACTATACAGATGTGGCAGAAGATTGGATGTACTACACAGACGACATACTCGAATATGGTGAGATATTAGGCAATAATAAAGATGAGGTAACACAAGAAGAGTGGCTAACATCTCCATTCGCAGCTCCTCATATCACCACTTCACACTAATAGAAAAATTTGCATAAAAAACACATCCACCTATTTCAACTGTCAAAAATATCCATCACTTTTGCAGTAACATAATCATTAAAAGAACACCAATATGACAAAGATTGTAAAACAGCCAGCGTCAACGCTATTTGACGAAATGAATAAGTGCCATGAGACTGGCGTGCACAGGACAGCTATTATAGTATTCTCGCAGGACAATTGGCCTACAAAACAGTACTCAGAGCTCAGCCGCTCATACGCATCAAACTCAAATCAGTGGGGATGGGACTACTCAAAGCTCGGTAATTGCAGACTAGCTAACTGCTTAGACGGCACAGACAATGACGTACGCCTTGACTACTACAATTGGAAGATAGAATATTGGTATTGGAAGGAGGATTAACTATGGAACACCTGATTTTACAACTTAGAAAAGCGCTTGTGCACTACGAGGAATGCGTGGATGTATGCGCAGCAGAGCACATTATGGGCGAAGCCCTTGGAAACTTAACCAGAGCATGCAA